AGGGAACATTCACGCCGGCTTTCTTGCCCCACGCCTCCGCCACCGAGGCAAAATCAGCGTCATCCATGCTTCGCAACGCGGGTTCTTTGATTTTTCCGCCCTGATCGATCGAACTTGCAGAAATGGACAGTTCACGGCCGGCACCCTTGCCTCCGGTATGGGTGGGTACAGCCGCATACCCACGGAACACCTCATTGCCGCGGATTGAGATCAGTACAGGATCTCGGTCTCGCGGCAGGAACAGGCGCCCCTCATTGTCGTGCAACGTCATTTGCGCGCTTGCCGCCGATTTGTTCGAAGGCAGGCTAACGCTGAGCGATTTCATGCGCGGAGCGAACCGATCAGTGACATCATTGCCATTGATCAGTATCTTGCACAGCTCTTCCCAGATCATAGTCAGTCCCAGAGGCGAATTACGGTTTGCGCCGCGGCCTTCGGCTCGACAGCTTCTTCAGCATAAATCCGGACCTCAGTGCCGAGTGGGAGGCCATCCTCCATATCAGCCAGTTCGGGCTGACGGTCTAATACCTCCTCATAAAGCCCGGACGGCTGGCGCTGCAGCGTGGCCCAAATTAAACTCGGGAGAGATTGCCCTGCATACGATGGGGTTGCGATGATAAATGGGCTCATCCGAATAACCTCAATATGCTTGCGGCCTGTCCCGCGCCGGGCGTGGAAGTGCGGAACAATTCGACCTCGAAGTCGACTTCTCGACCTACGCCCCATTCGTTGATCATGCCGTGGCCTGCGCGAAGTGAATTGATGAGGAACCAACCTTGTGGAACAAAATCACCGCGAATGAGGGGTACCGGAGTCTTGGCCACACGAGCCGCCTTCAGCGCCGTAATGCCAGCCAAGCCACCGAACTCTTCGGGGTAGATCTTGCCCGACAGGGAGAAGGTCGCCTGCCCTTCACCCATGTCTTCATAGACCGGCCCTGTCCCAACCACCTCATGGACGGCAAATGCGCTCTCTTCGGACTCCTCGACCGACCGAGGATTGACTTTTATGTCAAAGAGAACCGGACCAAGAGCGTAAAGCATTACGGCGCTGCCCCCACATCAGAAAACGCATTGTCTATTGAGCTTGAACTCTGAGCGAGCGTTGGCCCGATCTGGCGAAGGGTGTTAAGCAGCTTCTCCGCTTTGCCTTGGGCAGCATCGATGGCAGCTGTCTGAACATTCGGCGTGACGGTTGTGTCGAGCCTTTTCACCAACTGCGCGGCTTGCCGGATCTCTTCAGTAGGAATGTCTTTGTGGCGCCAGGCATCTCTATAATCGTCGATCTCCATGCCATTTTTGGAAAGAGCCGACATCGATGCTGATTCAGCTCCGCGGTATGAGTGCACGGTGGGCTGAGTAGGCCCGTTGCCTGTTGGGCGGACCTTGTTCATGTGCGAAATACGGTCGCGGTTGCCCTGCGCCAGATACTGCTTTCCCGCTTCCATTCCCAGCCAAGCAAGTAGAGCGGCACCATATCCTGCGATCGGCCCCCAGCCCTTGCTATTGCTCTTCTTGTTCTTGCCATCGCTGCCGTCCATTGATCTCGCTGCGGCTTTTAATTCTTGCGCTGCTTGGCGAAGTTCTGGCCCGGCCGCGATCAGTCCGACAATGCCCTTGCCGCCTTTATAGGCGGCAAAGCCTGCCCCACCGATGCCCGCAACAGCTCCCAATTTGGCGAGGGTGCTATCGCCTTCAAAGATACCCGCAAGACTGTTCAGGCCGTCCGTGAGTGAGTTCAAGCCGCTTGTGATCGTCTCCATTGGCAGAACCGCTGCCGATAAGTTCTGAAGTGCAGATGTGAGGCCTGAGAACGCCACGAATGGGTCTTTATTGCGGGCATTGATGGCGTCATCGATTCCCACGGCCCCACGATATTGGCGAATGGATCGGTCTATCTGCTCTTGCTGGGTGATCATGCGGGTGAGGATGCCTGAAGCGTTGGTGTTGCCGGTCAGCTTGCCAACTTCCTTTGCAATCTCCGTTGGATTGCCCATATCGACCCCTGAATTTTTCAGGGCGGGCACAAGTATTTGCTTCACCCAGTCGTAGGGGTTTTTGCCGAGCATATCGCTTTCGATCACAGTGCGGCCGTCATCCGAAAGAATGCCAATGGCTTTCCGGGCCTCGCGATTGCGTTTGGAGGCGGTGTTTGTGCCATTGCCGATGGCGAAGGATTTAAAGACCATGGCGAGAGCGTTGCCTGCTTGGTCTGCACCGGAGTCTTGAATGAGGGCTGGCGCGACTGCACCGATAAATTCTGAATCCATTGCTGGGCCTGCAACTTTGGACCGTCTGGCAAATTGCAGAATACTCTCCACAGCGAAGTCGACACCTTCGACCTGCGCAGCTCGAGTGAGTGCATCAAGTGTGCTGATCACAAGATCTTCGCCGGCCTTGCCATCTTTGTTCAGGCCGAGATTGTCGATACCGCGTAGGACTTTTGCGAGAGCGCTGTCAGCGACGTTTGTTCCCTGCGCTGACTGGATCGCGATGTAGGATTTTACGAGCTCTTCAATGATTGCGCTGGCACGGTCCACGTCGCCCATGAGGTTCCGGGTGACACGAAATAGCTCCATGATTTCGACAGTGTTCATGGACGGGTATTTGCGCCCGAGATCTAGCGAGCGGCTTGTGATCTTTTCCTGCTCGAGTTCGTTCAAGCCGCCCGTGTCTTGGCGGTAAAGTTCTCGCATTCTCGAGCCGCCTGCATGGGCTGCGAAGCGTGCAGCAAGGCCACCTGCATAAACGCCAGTGTAAGCGCCAAAGGCAACGAGCGCAGGGCGCACGGATGTCGCAAGGGAATCGTTGATTTTTTTCATACGCTGTTGGTGCGCTCTGGCCTCTTTTTCCACAGTACGGAACATCGCAACTTGACGCTCTTCAGCGTCTCGGGCCGCTGCCTTAACTGCACCAAAGTGAGAAACCGTCGAGGTTTTCCAGTTCGAGATGTTCTGCTTTCGCATCGCACCGCGAATGTTGTTTTTGTCCAGATTAGCAATCAGCTGATTCCAAGAGGTCTCAACCTTTCGCATATCGGTGGTCGAAAGGCGGAGTTTTTGTAGCTGGGTTTGGAAGCCAGCGCCCCAGCTCGCGCGACCGAGGGCTGCCGCGCGTCTATCAATCCGGTTCAGAGCGGAAATGGTCGTGTCCGCTGCCGCCCTTGCTTTCGGGCTCATCTTGTCCTGAGCCGTAAGAATAAGTTCGCCGACTAGCGTGCGTGCCACAGTCCAATACCTCGTTTGCGAAGGGCTTCTGGCGCGGGATCTTGAACATAGAACCCACGCTCAGAATTCAGCGCATCAGCCAGAAGCCGGATGATGCGAAAATAGTCCCACCCCAGAACATCCATGATCGGAGTGGAGAATGCTTTGGCTACGATTCCGGCGTATCGCTCGATGTTCCAGGGGCGGATTGAATCAAAGCCTTCAATCGCCGGGGCATAAAATCCTCAGACTGCTCCTCGATGAGGAAGCGATCGTCGTCATCCAGACAGTCCCAGACTTCTTGCGGGATGTTTTCCAGAAATGGAGGGATGACATCCCCCTCGTTATCTTCATCCGCCAAAAGCTCGAAATAGTCCCTAACCTCTTTACCGCTGATGCGCTTGATGGTGACGGATTCATAGAGCTTGCCATCAAACTCCACCGGCCACGACAAATTGACGGTCTTCTCGCGCGGCGTTTTGGAAACAATGCGGGCCACTTTCGGCCCGTCATCATTTTGCTCAACCTCAGGGTTTTCCATGATTTACAGAAGCCCCAAGTTTGCGGCGAAATCCTGATGGACAGGAACGCCATCAACGCGGGTGGCAGCCGGGCCTTCGAAAAGGTTGCTATAGAATTTCTCGCCACCATTGATGGAGTATTCGTATGACGAGATGCTGCGGACTTCATAGTCAAAATCTGTCCCGGACGATCGCTCAAACTGCGATGGGGTCGCCTTCGTCATCCGGCCCTCGACAACACCCACGTAGGATTGGTCAACCTGCTCGCGAGAGTCGTAGAGGTTTCCGCGGATGGTGTATTTCAAGCGCTTTCCGGTCGGCGACATGAAGTGCTTATCCACGTTTGGATTGAAGCCGTGGAGCGAGAACGACAGCATCAGGGCGTTCATTTGGCGGGTGCCGGCCTCGAAATCCATCGGGGCGCCTGCACCGGAGATCTCAATCATCTTCTCCTGAAGATCGGGAAGCTGGATGGATTTCAATGTGAGGTAGATTGCATCGTTCGGATCTGCATCACCGCAATACAGCGATACGCCCGTCAGAGTCAGGTGTGAATTTTTCATCAGAATGATCCTTTCGGGATTAGTTCACGAACGTGCGCAGGCGCGTTGAGATGGTCTGAGAAAGTGCTGTCAGAGCCTGTTCATAACGACGCGAGCGGATGATCATTTTCTTGAGAACGGGCGGTTCTTCGACATTGATTATCGTGTCGATCTGCCCGGCGCGGAGTTCGCCTGGCAGGTTGTGGTCGGGATTGAAGTTCAGACGGTAATCAAGAATGTATTCCTGAGCTTTCAGTTGAGAGAGCTGGCTCTTCATTGTGTTCAGGATCGCCTGCACCGTTTGGGTCGTAATGTTGAATTTGCCAAGATAAACCCGGACCGTCCGAACCTGCGTGAGGTGGATGAAGAGCCGCATTCGCAGCACGTTCGCGAATTTGAACTCGCTGGATTCCGACAGCGTGTCGGTTCCCCAAAACGAAAAGCCCTTGTCCGTGAGCGTCGTCGCGCTACCAGTCTGCCCCTGAACAATGATGCCGAAAGATTTTTCCAGATCCTGCTGACCAAGGCTTGAGCCATCTGTGATGTCGAACGGGATTGATGGCGTCACACCCACAATACCCTCCAACGGCATATTTGCTGCGGCTCGAGTTGGAACGCCATCTGTCTCAGCATCGCGATTGACCCAACCAGCGACCACAAATGGAGATGCCGGTTTTTCAACAAGGCTTGATCCCGACTGCACAGTAACCGTCTGGCGGAGCGGGTGCGCGATGAACTCAGACGCAGGAAGAGCTTCAAGCCATGTCAGCGCATTCGCTCGGCTGTCAGTCGGGCCTTCGGGCAGGAAGATAGCACTCAGCTTCCGGCAAATCGTTGGCATGATCGCGCAGACGGCATTACCCGCTGTTGAGTGAACAGCTGTCGCTGCAGCGCCGGAGCCGTCACCCGTGATGGTGATCGTGGGCGCCGATGTGTAGCCAGTGCCGGCCGATGTCAGTGCGATTGTCACGATCTCACCATCAACGATGATGGCCTCAGCCGTGGCGCCGGTGCCATCCCCACCGCTCAGGGCGATCGTTGCGCTCGTGTAGCCTTCGCCGCCATTTGCGACATTGATCGAGACCAAGCCAGCAGCAGCTTGTGAAGTGTAGCCAGGCGCGATCAGAAGCCGAGGCGTGATGCCAAGGTCATCCGTAGCGTCGAGAAATGCCCACACGCCGCTACCTGCTGCCTGAGAGCCAAGCATATTCCCGATGACGGTGGCGGCAGAGGCGTCGTCTTCAACGCGCACCACGACATTGCGGGTTCCCGCCTTGATGGCATCAGGCAGAGTGCCAGTCGTGCCTAAGCCCAAGAGTTTGAACTTGTCGCTCGCGTCAACCTGAATAGGCGTATTGAGCGGGAAAATAGAGTCATCCGCAGCAGGAGCTGTGCCGATGATTCCGATGACGCTCATATCCGCCGTGTTGATGACCTGAGGCTCAACACCGTCACGGATATGTTTAATGCCGGCTTGTAGCTCGGTCATGTGCAATCTCCTAAAAATTGCGGTGGATTTTGAGGATGAGCCGAAGCTCAATTTGGCCTGATGGGGTCAGACCAGCCCAAGGCTCCGAGCGCGAACGCTCAGGAACATGGTTCGGGCCATAGTTGGCCCAACCCCGCACGCGAGAAGCGCGAGGTAATACTGACGATCGGCTGCAAGCCGCGTCGGCATGTGCGGGTGGGGATCGCCCCGCTTGATGCGATCGATCCCGTAATCGTGCAGAAAGGCTGCTCTAACGCCCCTATGACCGTGAGGCGGCACAACCGCCCAGAAGGCGCGCGGCACGCTTGCGCCGTCGCTTGTGAAGCCTTCCGGCACCCAGACGATGCGACCAGAGCCAAGCTCGTCGACTTCCCATACTAGCGGGCTTAAAAGCGTTGCCGTTCTGCCGTCTTCACCGAACTCGACTTGAAGCGGGCCGGTAAATGCTGACATGGGTTAGGAAGCGGTCGGCAGGTCCGGCCAACGTCCGTCTGAAGCAACGGGGTCTGCGGCATCACCGGCGTCGATGATGGTTTTGGCGGCAGCATTCACCGCTTCGAAATACGTCTCGCCAGCGCGAATGAGCCGAACAGTGTCCAGACGATCAGACACGTCTACGCCAAGTTCTTTGTCGGTCAGAAAGGCCGCAATGTATCGTGAGTAGCGCGCCTCGATTGCAGAAAGACCCTCGACCGTAACCGGATCGGCTTCGCCGTCTGTCCGGGTAGAGTTGACCATGCCGACTTTTAGAGCGAGTGCGTGGGCGAGAACTGTTTGGCGCTGCACTTCCTCTGGATCGGTTGTGGGACGTTCACCGATGGTCGCGGCTGCCTCAGCCTCCGCATTGCGTTCCGCAACGGTTTTCACATGCCCGTTGGTGAAGGCATTAAGGACGATCTGGTCAAGATCGGCGGGAAGCTGCTCATCCGTTCCAAGAACGCGGGCTTGTTCGGACGCGATGATCTTGTCGGCTGCCTTATTGGCCAAGCCCTCCGCAATGCCAACCATGTGGGCTTCAACATCAAAGGTCGCGGAAGTGAAGGCGGTGTATTGAGCGTCGCTCAGTTTGATTGAAATGGTTTTCATACTATCTCCTAATCGTGCAGATATTCGACTTCGATTTGAGTGACGCCGGGAGCGTGCCAAGCCTCGACCGCGGTTCCTGGTGGGACGTAATAGTTCAGGTAATCGCCGGCTGCGAGATAATGCCGTTGCGCATCGGTCACGACATTGACGTGGCGTCCCGAAGTGAATGAGCCGTCGTAGTTGAGAGCCAAAAGCTGTGCTGCGGTGTTCCCGTTCTTGATGAGCCGCAAAACGTTGTTCCGACTTGTCGTTAGGTCGGCTCTCCCGCGGAGGTCATACCAACCCGAACGATTGACATGAACGACGTCATATCCGCCAAGTGAGGCTCCTAGACTGAAGATATCTGCGCCGATCTCCTCATGGATTGTTCCAAGTCCGTACTGCCCCGGAGACCACACAAGATAACCGCCCGCCGATATACCTGCGGTCATTCTAGGTGTCTTCGGCATACTGACGATGCCAGTTGCACGATCTATCGTTAGCGGTGTATGCGCAGCGCCCCCCGCGTCATCCATCACCTTCAGAACAATGCTCGACCCGCTGTCGCTGCCGGACTCACCGTCATCAGACAGGCCGAGGAAGGCCCGGTCACTGCCAAGCGTTTGGAACAAGATGCCGCGCAGCTCGTCATTTGCGCCGGTGATTTGAAGATCACCCGTCATGGCAGTTGAGCCATCCAGTGCCAGTTTGCCTGCAAGCGCTGTTGTCACAGTCGCCGCAAAGTCTGCATCATCTCCGAGCGCAAGTCGCAGCTCGTTCAGTGTGTTAAATGCTTCGGGCGCGCCTCCGAGCAAGTCGGAAACGGCAACAGCGATTGCGTCGGTGAGCGCCTTGTAATTGACGATCTGCCCATCGGTCGGCGAACCCGGCAGGTTCGGCGCGGTTGGCGTGCCGGTCAGTGCGGGGGATGCGAGGGGAGCCTTGAGCGCCTGCGCCTGCTGCAAAGCCGCAACAAGGCCATCAAGCGTGACGTTGTTCTCGCGGAACTTCGTCACATCATTGCGCAGAAGGTTGGTGCTGACAGGCTGCTTCAGGCCAATATTCGGTGTCGTCTCTGACATGATCAGTTAGCTCCGAGTGAAAATGCGCGGAATGTCGCGAGAGATGGGCGGCTTGCCGGTGTGCCCGTGAGGGTCACCCGGAAGCGCAGATTGTCGGCAGCAGCCACCGAGCTTTCGACAAAGCCACGGTCAAACCAGCCATCGTTCAATGCTTCGGCAGGGCCTGCGGTGATCTCGGTCCAGTTGTCGTCGGCACCAAGATCGTATTCCACCTTGAGCGTGGCTTCGCCGGGGATGAGCGATTTTGTGCGGGCGTGCAGATTGACGTTCGATCCGAAGTCGCCCGCCCGATACACAATCACTCCAAATTCACGCATGGTGCCGGTCGTGATCACGATGTCTTGGCTAACCTGCGGGCTGGCCAGAGAAGATCCGTTCAGAACAATCGTGATGAGCAGATTGCCCGTGAACTCTTTGAGAAGTTCAAGGGGTCGACCGGCCTCAATGCGATAGATCTCGCCGCCCGCGCCAAGCTGCACCTCGAAGAACGCCGCACAATCATCAGTTGGCAGCAGAATGTCCGCCTGAATGAGAAGATCGGTCAGATTCACAACCGCAATCGGATCGAGTGACGTGCGAAGAATGTTCTGCGTGAACCGGGCTGCATTCAATCGATGGGTCAAGTCCTGATCAGGCAGGGTGCGGTAGGAGACGCCGTTCGAGCCATCCTGCATATCGCCAACCGTGTAAGGCTGTGCCGTCACATGCTGCTGCTTGGCAGCGTCAAAGCCGCCCAGCTTGGCGTGAGAAACCGAGTGGTCTGCGTCATCGGTTTTCAGAGCGACCGCGAAGAAGGTGTTTTCCGGCAAGAAAACCGGGCGCTCAAATGTCCAATTATTCCAATTGCCCTGAATGAGGTCCGCACCCTCTTTGCGCGCCCGTGCGATGATATCGTTTGTCGCGATGCCATTGCTCGTAGTGACGATATCGGCGAGCACCTCATTGGCGCGGTCGCCGATGTTACAAATGCGCGCCTCAAATGAGGTGATGAACCGCCCCACAAGCGGAAGGGCAAGGCTTTGTGCAACCGGGTCGATGACCTCGAAGCGACCGCCGCCCGCAAATCCGCTTTCCGGCGATGATGAGTTTGGGTTGGAGTCCGTGCCCCAAGTCCACTGTTGGAATTTCACGGGATCGCGACGGCCATTGCTTCCAGCAGAAGAAACCGGCGCGACCGAATTGAACCGCTCAACCGTCCGCAGCGTGCCTCGAATGGTCGTCTGAATGGAGTGACTGCCCCGGAATGTCGCGTTGGCAGGACGTGTCTGGTCTGCTCCGAATGCCACCACCGGCTTGATGCCGGTTGGCACGCCTGCGGGGATATTGAAGTTGCCGGTTACAACGCCCTGAGCATTTGCCACAGGTGCCGGATCGGGCAGCACGTCCCGGCCATCGAATGTCAGAACGGTGAGTGCTTCTCCGTCGCCTAACCCTTTGACGGTAAACTGGACCGCGATCGTGCGAAGCGTCTCCACCTCATCGGTTTCGACAACCGTAATCTGCTCTTCGCTCAGCACCCGTTGGCTGTTGCCTTGGCCGAGAAACACGGTGTCGACCGGCGTGACAACCTCTTGGCGCTGTGTCCAGAAATCCTGCGCAGGCACGAGCGTCATTTCGAGCGGTGGCGGCGCAAAGTTCTGATATGGATTGATCTTCCCGCAATCCGTCACGAAGTCCTGTTCGAGAATGGTTTCCTCGACATATGGCAGCATGAGCGGCGCGGGCAGTCGCACATTGTGCTGCACGGTATCAACGGCAAGCTGAGCCGTTCCGGCGACTACCGAAAGGGTCTGGGCGGAGCCCGAGTCCAGATAGCGCTCATTCTCGAAATTGTCGGCGAGAATGGCGAGCTTTGTTCCGGGCTCCCGGCTATCGATGTCTCGCTTTGCGCGCTCGATGGCAACGATGTCGATCACATCGACCATGCGGTTATACATGCTGTCGATGGTTTCAAACGGATATGAGCGGACGCCATCATTTGAAACGGCTGGCTTGGTCACCCAATTGTTCGAAATCGTCGCAAGCGACAGAAGCGTCTCGGCCACGATGGGCGCGCGGGGGCTCACGCGCGCGGACTGCCCTTCCACATAGACAATCTGGCCATCGGTATTCACGCAGATGCGGTCGATGCGGGGCAGCTTGTAGAAATAGGAAAGGATGATCTGGCCACCGGCCACGCCACCGCCGACCGTGATACTCGTATTGTCGAAGCTGATTTCCGACACCGCATCCAGATAGCGATAGGTCACCGTGTAACTATCGCCTTCATCCGGCTCTGCACCGCCCGGCGCCCAAGAGATGGTGTTTCCGTCAAGAACGTAGTCGGTATCGGCGGTGTAAGCTGTGCCGCCTTCAGCAACCGAGACAATCCTCAAAACGCTCGTGTTTGACAGAGTTTCCGAGCTGTTGGTCACGCCTTTGATGAGCGTATCGGTCGCTTCTTTTTCGATCAGGATGGTTTCGACCGAAGAAACCGGCGTCGCACGCACAGAGATTTGCATATTCGGGCCAGAGTTCGCCTCGAAGTAATGGACCTCGCCGACGATCTCGCCAACATCCGGCGATTCCTCGACGACCAGAACGCTATCCACATTGCGCGTCCGCTTGCGGCCATAGATGTTGGCCTCAAAGGCCCCAATCGAAAAGCGCTGCGAATTACCCTCTTTGGCCACGGCTTGGCACTCGGCACCGGACACAATGTAATTGCCATGCGCACCGCGGTCATAGCGCGCCACAAAGTCTTCGATGTCCGAGAGCCCAGGCGGTGGTGTCTGATCTATCACAGTGCCGTCTTCCAGCCGATAGACCGGAATGACCGGCGATCCACCGTCGCCGTCGAAACCCCAAACAAACGCGCTCATGACGCGCACGGCACCGGGCTCGGCGGAGGCTTCGTCGAGGAAGCCCAGAAGGTCATCATCGTCGTTTTCGTCGACCAGCGTTTCTGTCTGGCGCACGCCGATCACGACGCGGCCTGTCATTGGAACGCTTGTCAGAACTGCGGCGGGCACATCGGAGGCTTGGCCGTCGAAATAGATGCGGCCAGACCCGATCGTTGCGGTCTCTGCATCCTTGTCGATGAATATCTCGTTGCCATCGACCACATCGCCATCATTGGCCACCATGTCGCCGATGCTTTTGCGTTTCTGATCCTGAATGGAAAGCGCTTCATTGATCTCCGCTCCTTGGGAGAAATAGCCTATGCCATCGCGGAAGATGACCTGATGCGCGCCTTTGACCGAGTGTCGGTCGTAGGCATCAGCAATCGTGCCACCGTCCGGCGCTGGAACGCCGAACGTTGATGGATCTGCAGCCATAAACGGCTCCTAAAATATCGCTGTGAACTCGACCCGCTCGCGAATGGAGTGGGTCATCGTGAAGTCGACCGGCGCATAGGCGGCGGTCAAAAGTTCGAGTGTTTCCGGGTACTCGACCATGATGTCATCAGGGCCAATCCACCTTTGCATTTGGGGTAAGTCCGCCTTCGGATACGCACCAAGCAGAAGCCCGACGCCCGCGACCTTCGCGTTTGGCGCGGCCTTGAACGGCGTGGTCGCAATGAACCGCAACGCGATGAGATCATCGCCGGGCGCAACCTCTCCGGTGACGTTGCTTGGCCGTATCACCCGCTGCGCGCCGATGAGTGCGCCGGTCTCGTCAAAGAAGCCGATATAGGCGTTCAGGCTCAGCAGTCGGCTGGCATAGAATGCTTCGGAATCCGTGATGCCATCCCAGCTAACCCCTGGCGTTTCCCAAGGGAAAGAGTTCCAACTCACATCATCCTGATTATCGGACGGGTCGCCCGTTGAACCGTCTGGCACAACCAGCGATTCCCACGTCAAATCCGGCGTGTCCCAAGCGAAGCTGCCCCATGTGATGTTGCGCGCAACGCCGGAATCATCGAGCCGGGCGAGCATGAGCTCGCCGCGTGGTGTATCCGCCCAATCGGCCAGATGCTGCGCGCTCAAGCCTGCCGCAATCTCCGAATTTGCCTGCAATTGATGGGTGCGCTTGAAAGACCACTTGGTCTCACCGCCTGGCACTTTTACGCCGGACGATGCGCTCCACATCGAATTCGACCATGCCTGCTTTGACCATTGCTTGGCCGGCAAATCGTAATCATAGAAGCCGCGGAAATAGACCGAACGTTCCGGCTGCGCGAACCGCGCCAAAAACTCGGCGTCGAGCAGGTGCTCAACCTCTCGGGCGTCCTCCGGCAGATTGCCAGTGTCCGCGTGATATCGGTTCCAGCGGCGCCGCCATTCACGGAGGTCATCCACCTCGGCGGAGAACCCGTTCCACGCCTGCGCCTGATTCCAGGCCGCGGGTGTGCCGCGGATTTGCTGCCAATCGAAAGCGAGTCGAACCAAGGCTTCTTGGTCGTCGTGGAAGCGGGCGACTGCAGCAACGCCATACTCAAGCAGCAGCGGCGCAACAAAACTCGATGGGACATCCACCAATTTTGCGTCAGTGATCCCGTCAATCGCGGCAATCGTGTCGTCGCCAAACTCCAGTGAGTTCGCAAAGGCTCTCTCAAAGAGCGTGCTGTTACCCTTGGGAAGGAGATCTGAAAGCATCAGAAGCCGTAACCCACCAGATTAACCTGAACTTGAGCGAGTTTGATGGACTCAGCGGACTTGACGACGACATCAGACACTGGCTGCAAAACCTCCACTCGATAGATGCCCGATTTCTGCAGTTGTGCAATGATCCAAGAGACAGTGAGATCTCTACCGAGGCTGCCCTCTTTCTCCCACGCAGATCTCAAATCATCTTCAAGTGTTGAAAACGCTGTTTCGGCCTCTCCATCCACCAAATATACGTTGGCAACGATGTTCTCCAAGCGCTCAGAGACCACGACGACGCTGATCTTGTCTGACAGCACTCGAACATCAGAACGCTCCAGAAACGCCTCTACGGTGCTTCTCAGGCCCTCCAATTCAGCGGCATCGGCATCTGGGTCAACGTGCTGGACCGCAATCGTTATCGTGGGCGAGCTATCTAGGCGCCTTGCGAGTGCTGCTTTGACCCTTGGGTCTGCTTCTCTCGCCCTTGCCTCATACCACGACCTGCCGCCCGCTGGTGACCGTCCCGCGATCGCCAAATAAACCCGCTCTTTGAGCTGAGCGTCAGTTTCGTCGACGACCCGAGTCACACCGTAAAATGAAGCTAAATGGTCAAGGTCGGTTCCACTCGCGTAAACAAGAAGCTGAGCTCGAGCCGCTTCGTTGATCCGCGCTCTTAGCCGCACTTCGCTTGCTGCCGCGGCTTGGAGGACGATGACAACGGGATCTGTTTCAAGGTTTCCGACATCGTAGTTCACGCCGGCATCAGAGAAAGCCTGAACGGCATCATCTCTCAGGCGCGCAAAGACATCTTCGAAATCAAGCGCCTCGACAATCGCGGGGGCAGGCAGCGTTGCAGTCGTCATATGCTATTGCCCGTCCTCTATGCGAACCGCCCCATCCTTCACCGTCACGAAAACTGGTGACTGGTTGAAGTCCAAATGCGCGTATGGCCGAAACTTGATGCTCATCGTGAAATCGAAAAGGCCGGCGCGATCGACGCTGTTCGGAATGAATCTGTCGATGTCGGCTCTTGGTTCGAAGATGTCGATCAGCGAGTAAAGAATGCCGAACCATTTCAGCAGCACGCTCTGAGTGATGTTGTCCCCCAAGATGTCGAGACCAGGGTTGCCAAACCACTCTCTCATCACGCGCTCCCCTTGAGCTGTAGTGATGATTTTCTCCAGCGATTGGATGATATGAGTCTCGCCATCAATCATTTCGCCGGTGTGAGCGTTGACGCCTGCCATGGATTACTTCTCGTCTCCGCTGGCAGGTTTTGCCCGGACCTTCAGGGAAATCTGCCCGACTCGCAAAGGATGTGCTGCCTGCTCTTCGGTAAGCTCGATAGTTTGGCCCTTCCCTGGGTTTCGCTGTGCCGCTACTCGCTTTTGTTCCGTCAGGACGGTGTAACGCTTTGTCTCTGTCGACATCTTTTGCTCCTAAGTGACTTCCCCGGTCGTGTCCGACCCGGATTTTACGTTGTCGTGCGTATGAGTCGCATCAATAACCTTGTCATCGTGCGTGATCCGCCCGCCCGTCTGGTTCATGCCATTTGCGCTGAACTCAAACGATGTGCCGCCGATTGATAGGCTGATCCCGCCAGCGTGCAGGGTGAGTTTGAGATCACCAAATGTCAGGACGTGTTCGTCGCCCGAATCTGACGGACTTTGAAAATCATCCGACCAATAAAATGGTCGGCCAGATGCCTGCTCGAGGTCTCCGGCCGACCCAGTTGCTTCCATCGTCTGCCCTACGACCGGAAGACTATGAACCTTCAAGTCTCCTGCAATCTGCGGCACTACCATCCAAGGCCCTGGAACTTGTTTGCCGTCCTCGTCGACACCCAGAGACATCCTGAATCGCCGCTTTGGCGCATCGACCTCTAAGACCTTGCCGCGGACATTTATGCCAGCAAGACGCCGCTCGTGCTCACCCAGCTTCTCCAATATTTGGAGGTATCGCATGTCCATGGGTTAATCTTCCAAAGGCTCAACCGAAACGCCGATGTCTTCGAGCAAAGTGTCGCCTGCGCCTTCAATCAAGCCAAAGCCCAGATTGCGCGTCTCTTGATTTGTTGTCTGGTGGTTTATTTGGAATGCCTCGCCCGGCAACAGAGATTCCGGCGCGACGATTGAGGACTTCATCATATCTGCGATCGCCACCAGAGTTGGCGAGCCACCCTCACGGAGAGCCGCATCAAACAGCTTCCAATTCCCATACAACTCGTCACAATTGAACTTGGGTTCCGGAATGCAATTGATGCTGTATTGAATTTCGACGGTCGGGAATCTCACGCCGTCTTCGGTTTCCAGAAGCAGATACCGGCTGTTTGTTCTGATAAAATTTCGGCTGACTTGGCGCCACATCTCAGACCACGGCTCGACATTGCGATGGATGGCCGCTTCGCACTGCCTGGCCATCAAATTGAGAGTCAAGCCAACGGAATCAGCGTCCAGCGCCAGGTTCACAGAATCCGGGATTTCTATTCGTCCGGAAGGGGCGTAAATCAGGATTCTCGCGTCTATGGTTTGCGTCTCGGCCTGACTGCCCTCTCCATCGTCCTTGCTGTCTTGGCTGTGCGTGTAAACCGAGATAGCGGCTCGATTTCGTGCGTCAGACTCCCGGCTCATCATCAGATCCAGAGGATCAATAGGCTGGTCGTAAATGTCAGAACCCGCCCAAGTCTGATTGAGCAAAAGTTGCCGCAGTGTCTCACGAACAAGGATTGAAACGAGCATCAGTCGGTCCCGTCGAGGGCGCAAACGCAAACGATGCGGCCCAACCCGTCAGGGTCGACCCTTGTCACCCGATAAGCAGGTGCAGGGCTCCGGTCCTCTGCAATCAACCTATCGCCTTGGGCGGGTCTATCGTCATCAGTCTCAAAGCGACTTAGGTCAAATGAAACATGAACGGACTCGCCGCGTATCTGGGCGCCCATACCGTCATATTCACTTTTGTCCGCCAACTCGATCGTTTTGGGGTTTATGTCGACAACGCCCAGCACCGTGATGGATGTTCGATTGTCATCGGCGGCAGCCTCGAAGGCGCTCTTCCGCATCAGCTTTCGGTCAATGCGCACGCGCTCAGCGTAGACATGATCTACAGCAGCAGAAGCTCGCTCTTCGAGTTGGGCAAATACCGACACCATCGCTACTTACCTGCGGGGGCCTTTTCGTCGCCGCTCTTCTTGTCATCATCTGATGACTTTTGCTTGGAAGCAGCCGCCTGATCGAGAAGTTTTTGAGCTTCCTGCTTTTTAGCCTCAGCATCATCGCGAAGTTTCTGGGCTTCATCGCGATCCTTTTTTGCGGCCTCGGATTCTACAGCCGCCTGATCGAGAAGCTTTTGGGCTTTCGCAAGCTTGTCGCTCGCTTCGGCCTCTTTCTTGGCAGCTTCCTCTGCCAGCTTTACGGCAGCTTCCTGCTCTTCGGCTGCCGCCTTGGCATCCTGTTCGCTGAAATACATGCCGTTGGACTCGTAGGTGTGCTGGAGGCGTTTGGCGCGATCCGTGAGATCGGACTTATTGATTTCAAGCGTTTTGCCGGGATCAACCGTGACGTTTCCGCTCTTCAGGAACAAAACCTGAGGCGCAGAGCCTTGGTGAACGATTTTCATTTTGAATTCTCCGAATTGAGGAAAAGAGGGAGGCCCAGAGGGGGTGAGCCTCCCTCGCCACGCAACTGACTATCGTCTGGGCTGAGGGGGCCTAGGCAGTCAGAGTGCGAAGTACCTGTGGGCGCTGGCACATATAAAGCGGGTAGGAATACAACTCGCCATGCACAAACGCGCCGCGCTCGAGGTCAGGGATTGTGAAGGCGTACTCCCGCTGGCCTAGGGTGTTGACCCAAGGATCAAATTCCGCGGGCGACAGCACTTCTTTGAAGACATCACGAGCACCCACCGGGAAAAGGATCGCTTTGTCGTTATCAACAGCAACTGTCGAGTTGTCATCGGTTCCTCGATAGTTGTGGAACATAACGCCGCCATACTCAAAGCTACCAAACGCTTTGTTCTGGCGGAGCTCCGCAGCTGCTTGGTAATTCAGGTAGGACGCCCTCACATTTTCATGATCGACCAGCTTGTCGAAAAACTCGTCACCGGCAAGTGCGTGCCACTTCACGCCAGGGCCGATTGCACCTTTTGAAGCCCGCGCCTGCGCGCGGGTTAATTCATGCAATTTGGTGCGGACGTTCGTTGAGGTGGTGTTGAGGGCCAGTGAGAAGTTGGTGGGAGCAGAAAGGCCAAACTCGTCCCAGTAGTTGTAAAGCGCGGTTGTTCCATCGGCATCAAGGAGGATGCCCTGAATTGCCCCGAGCATATGGAATTCACGTGTCAGTTCCATATCTTCCCGGATCTGCGTGAAGCGCATGGCCACTTCCTGAGCGACTTGCTTGAGCTGCTCCTCCGAGCCAAATTCACGAATCCCGGAGAGCTCCACCATGTTGAGCTTAAATCGCTCAGCAAGGCGAACCGTGCGGAAGTCACGCATGTTACGCGCATCTGGCGTGCGATCTTTTGGCGGAGCGCCCAGTGGCGAGGTCTCGATCAGCTTGAGGCTGTTTGCCGTGCCTTCGACCGCGAACGTGTATCCGCGAATGGGCGTTGGATCAAAGATGCCAAGCTGAGTCAGGTAACTCGGCTTGAACTCCATGTCCTTGATGGCCGCTGTCAGCGTAGTGGTCGCAAAAGCGTTTTGTTTGAAAATATCCAGCAGCATGATTATGCCTCCTTCCGGACAATAATTCCGAGGCCGACGAGTTCTGCCGTCACGGCCGCAGTTTGAGAAGCGTTCAGCCCGCTGGGGTACACCAGTAGGCCTTCAATGACCTGCGCATCACGGGCGATAATGGTGCGCTTTACTTCGTCAGAAGCGCCGACGCCGGCTGCGCTTTCATAGAGGATGCCTGCAGCTGTTTGGGATCCGTCAGACTCGCTCGTATCCAATTGGACGTATTTGCCTGTAGCGGTGACTTTTCCCAAGATGGTGCCGGCATCCAAGGTGGTGCTTGCACCTGGGATAACCTGCACCTGCTCACGCGAGCGGTAGGCTTCTTCCTCTGAAATGAGGAATGCCGCAGTCCGGCGCATGTTTTCGTTCAATACGGTCATGGGGGTTCCTTTCGACCTTTCTCAGCCGTTACGCGGCGTTGGGTTTCTTGAAGGCGCCCCAAACTTCCCCGGATTTGTCTTCCGGTTTTTTGGGGGTTTGTGGCTCATCACCTGCAAGGCCTGCGCCGATTGCGCCGTTTTCGGCAGCCTCATCTGCGTAGTCAGATTTGGCGTCTTGAGCGTCTTTTGCCCCTCGCGAGGTCTGCGTCGACGAAGAAGCCCGCTCTTTGAGGGACGCGCCAACGGTATTGATCAAGCCCACGATCGAGGCTGTTGGCACATCGTTGAACGCCGAGTCTTCGAGCACTGCGTCGGACATTTCATTCAGCCCGTTCTCGCGACCCGCCTTCATTACCTCGACCACATGCGCTTTCGCCTGATCTGCGATTGCTTTGGTGTCGGGGGCTGCTGGTTCAGAGGCAGCCGGCTCATTCTTGGTGTTATTGGACACTAGCTGTCCTCCTGTGATGGCCCCATCAAGCGATGAGGCTTCGGTTGAGAGGACGGCGATAAGGTCCTCAAATTGACCGATTGCATCGGCCATGCCCTTCGACACGGCGTTTGCACCGATCTCGACGCCACCGGCGCCAAACTCTTTCGCAACTTGATCAGCTGAAACGCCGCGGTTTTCGGCGACGGATTTGATGAACACGTCTGCCAAGTCGTCGACCTGTTTCTGATGAACAGAACGTCCCTCATCTGTGCTGTGGTCGGGGCGCTTGTCGGGAGACTGTGACGAGACAATTTCGATGGTCTCGATGCCAGCTGCAGCCTTGCGCTTTGTGTCATCCTGCCAGGCGCGCACAACACCGATGCTGCCCACCATTGAGGCTGGGCTTATGATCACCTTCTCACACGACGATGCCAGCCAGTATCCGGCCGATGCGGCCATGCCTGAGACATAAGCGTAAACTGGCTTAGTTTTCCGAGCGGAATGGATCGCAGTTGCGAGCTCATCGCACCCACTGACCATCCCACCCGGAGTGTCAAACTGAATAACAATTGACCGAATTTGGGGGTCATCAGCTGCCTGTTGGAGGGCAAGTGCCGTCATCTGATATGATGTTGCGCCTGAGAGCACAGTGAACAGGTTTGCAAACTTGAACAGCGGCCCCGCGACATTGATCACGCCAACATCACCTCGGATGCTGAGCCCCGTCTCTTCATCCTGACGATCAGCCCGGTAGGATTCGAGTGCCGTATCCGAAATTTCGTTCTCGCGGGCAGCGATGGCCAGTAAATTGCGGACATGATCTTCCGGCATCGCCCATTCCTGAGCGAGTGCAGCGCTTAAAATGTTCATTGCAAATTTCCTAGTCGCAGTGGACCTGGCCAGCCGTAATGGCTTTTCGAATGCCCGATGTGTCGCCGTTTTTGATCCGGCATTCAGATTCCATCTGCTCGACAAGACCTCTGAGTTCGTCGATCTCCCTTACGCCGTAGCGAACCTCACGATCCCGAAACTTCACGGTCTGAACCTGCCCTTCAACGATCAATTGCATAAGCGTTGGGCGAAGGGTTCTTGCGATCAGGCAGGGATCATAGTCATCCCCTCCGAAGAGCGTTTCATAATCAATCGCCATTGATCATATCCTCTTCCAAATCGACATTGAGATTTGTGCCGGTAGGTTCTTTGTCACTCGGATTTCGTGGCGCAGGTCGATTTCGTTTGCGGCTTGGGCTCTTTCGACGCCTTTTGTCAGTGGGGCCTTCGTCGGGAGGCGCATTCAACTCCAGATCAAGCCCCTCGTCGGTTTCAAGAAGGTCTTTCGGCGCCCATGGCAAAGGAAGTCCGAGCTCTCTTGCCCGCTCGTTTTCGCGGGCCTGCCCTTCCATAATATCGCCGATGTCCCAGCCATATTCCTCGCAGATGTTTCGCAGAGTTGTCGCGCCAACGTCCTTCAACACCTCATGTGCTCGAGCAGTTTTGAAATCATCGGCTTGTGGCTTCGCAGGGCCAGCCCATGTTCCCCTTGCGGCGTAGGACATGTTCTCACGCCAGACCTCATAGCCGCCCGGAAAGTCCAGCCGACCAGTAGCGATTGCCTCATCCATCCAGCGGATCAGAACTGCGTTTGAGAAAGGGATGACGATGTTTTCGCGCCACTTCTCAACGCGGAGCCATTCCTTTGCGCTGCCCATGCGGATCGACGAGTACGTTGCGCCGCGATCATCGCCGGACACGGTGTCATATGTCACACCCAGCCCCACAGCGATTTCTCTGAGCAGCCATTGAACGAAGATGTCGTAATCAGCACTTGCGCCTTTGGCTTCAACGAAATTGAGCTCATCATCGGGCGCCAAGTGAGCAATTCTGCCGTGCTCTCGCAGGTCGATTTTGGCCGAACTATACCATTGCTTTCTTTGCTTGGCGAAACTCTCCAGACCCTTGCGATCCGTGTCCGTCATGATGCCATCGAAAGCAGCTGGGCCAGCTGTTTTTGAGGTCAGAACCGCAGCGAAGATGGTCTGAATCATCATCTTCTGCATGTTGCCGTCTGCATACTGATCGAACTGTTTGGACGCCTTCAATATTGGCCCCAAAATAGGGAAGCCCCGTGTGGTGGCGATCGAAGGATCCTTGCAGTGCGAGATGTTTTTGAGGCCACCCCGGTCTCTGGCCTTTAGTTCTCGAACAACCCACTGGCCATCCCGCCACTCTTTGATCCGGTACGCCTTGGGCATACCCCATCTGTTTGTCCGCACGCCCATATACAGATTGTTGTGCGGATCATTCTTTTCCTCGATGCGGCTAGGCGGAACCAAAGACACCTTGGTCGCCGTCGAGGATCCTGATCGCTTGACGACAGGAATCAGCGCCAGACTTTCGCCATATGCGAGGTATGCAGCGAACTGAGCCTGCTGCATTTGAGAGAGAGTCAATTCGCCCGCAGCATCGCACTCCATCGGCGTTGACGCCCAAGCGCGGAACATCTTTTCAGCCTTTGAGGACCATTCCCGAGCGTCTTTTTCATCCCAACCAAGTGATTGGTAGTCGGGGCGAAGAGAAAGGCGCAGTCCGGGACCAACCACGGCAGCCGAAACCGCATTGACGGCTCCAGTCAGAAATCCTGAGTTGACCACCATACGAAGAGCGCGTGCAGCAGTTTCATTCCAAGCGTCCGAAACCTCATCCTGCTGCTCGCGGAGCGAGGGCCTGAACATATTCAGGACCATGGACCCCACGCCACCGAAGCCGGGGTCATGAGGCACGGAGTTTATGGTTCTGGTGCCGCGGAAGCGGTCAAAAAATCCCATCGGCCCCTACGTGTGAAGGCTGCTGACCAGATCGGCTAAAGACTCGCCGGCTGGTTCTTGCTGTTTCAGTTTCAAAAGTCGCTTGTCCCAATCGAAGCGCATGACGCGCTTGATCGCCTGAGCGTAGACCATGCAGTCCAGCGCTTCCTGCTTGCGCCCACCGACTGGGACAAACTGGATTTCCGGGCGACCTTGTTTGTAGTGAACCTCGCGCCGCTCCGAAGTCAGCTGAATGAAATACTCTTCATCCAGAGAGTTGGAGAAACGGATGTGGTTGAGCTCATCCTTGCCTCGGGGCAGGGAGACCAAGAGTTCTGTTTTGACGACATCCACGCCGACGATAAACAACGGCTTGGTTGCCGACCTCTTTGATGTTTTGCTCGCCTTCAGAACTGGACGTTGCCCGTTTGCGCCCTTCACGGCATAGACATTCTCACCGCGCGATCGGTCGCAATAGTTCAGAACATAGTCATATCGACCGCCGTCACTGGCATCGACCGCAGTCGCATCAAAGCCCAAATAGCCGCCAAGAGGGTGTTTGAACTCGGTTGTTACCAACGAATCCAACTCATCCCATGTCGAATTTAGATCTGTCGGCCCCCAGATGACATAATGCCCCAAGACCACTACGCCGTCGCGCGTATGGCCAAGCATTGTGCACTCCAGCCTGTCATGCTGAACGTCGACGCCCATCGTCATGAACATGACTTCTGGCGGAATGTCTTGGCGCCAAATGTCCAGAACGCCATCCCAAGCGATGCCGAGATTTTCGCGCCGAGCCATCAATTGGGCTTCAGTCGTATATTCGATTGCAGACGACCAGACCCGGCCGAGCACGGTGTTGTAAAACACCTGCATATCGGTGTCGCCGGCACGCTGCGCAGTCTCGAACTCCGCAGCAAGTTTTTTCCAACTCGCATTTGCGAATAGTGAGATCAGCGCATTCAATCTAAATCCGGCATGGCTCTCTATTTCAGGCCGCGTGGCCAGCCACTCGCCGCCCTCAACCATTTCTGGTTTGAAACGCTCATCAATCTTAGATTTACAATTCGGGCACACAGAGTGAGCCGTCTCAGGCTTGCCGGCAGTCCAAGCGACGTGCTCCCACAATAGCTCAAACGGCGCCCCACACTCCAAGCATGGAATTTCAAATATCCGCTGATCGGACTCGTTGTATTTCGGCAGAATGATCGAGGACGCTTCGTCGATCGGTGTGGAGCCGATGACGATTTTCCGATCTGCATATGAGAGCGTACGCTTCTCAGCGATGCGAACCGGGTCTCCCTCGACGGTCATTTTCATGCCGTCAACTTCATCAATGAACAGCACTCGGGCGGTGTGTCGCCGTAGGTTTCTGACAGCGCCTGCCGCCAGCACCTTTAGACCGCCGCCGCCAACAAATTGACGGCTCAAGTAGCTGTTTTTGCCGCTCAGTCTGCCTTGCGGCATCAGGTTCTGAAGGATCGGTGACTCTGCAAATGCCGGATCCACTTCATCCGCCATCACGCCCCGACAGTCATCTTCTGTCGGCATCAGAAGGATGACCGGACACGGGTCGTTGTAAGCAAATGCGCCAATGCCAGCCACAAGCGAGACAGTGTAGCCCGTCCTCGCAGACTTGATCACCGAGACCCGCTCAATTTTGGGGTCACCTATTGCATCCAGAATTCCGCGCTGGAATTTCCACGGCTTGAACCGCCCCGGCGCTGCCGTATTGCCAGCCAGCCGGAAATGCTCTTTTGCCCACTCGGAATACGAAAGCGCCTCGGGTGGCGTCAGCGATTTGGCAAGCCCTTTGGCAAGGGCCTGTTTGGCGCTACTCAGCAGCATTCAGACCATCACCCGTAGCGCCGATCACAGCATCCTCGGCTTCAACCGCAAGATCCTGCAGAAGCTCTCTGCACTGCTCACGCATCATTTCGGCATCGTGGCTGGTCAGATGCGGCACCGCCTGACGAAATTTACTTGGAAGGCCCATTACTTTCTGACGGACCAACTGCCCAAAGGCTGACCAGCTGGCCGTCACCTCACCGACCTTGAGGACCTGCCCCTGCATTTCTGCTAGACGCATTTCCTTCATTTCTCGCTCTACCTTTTCGGTCTTTGCCCGCTCATCGGCCAGATTGTGTGTTGTGCCCTGACCTGCTTTGCGCTTTCGCAAATGGTCGATGTAGCCGTGCATTGACTCAATCGCTTTGAAATGGCCTCTCACCCCGTCGACCGGAACGACAATGCCGGCACTTTTGAGTTCAGCGAGCTTTGTCTTGCTGACATCGAGGAGCTTGCACAGCTCAACCGTCTTTACGACATCTGGTATCAACTGCCTCGGTTCTGATTGCCCCACTACGCCCCCAATTCTCGCAGGATCTGGCGATAGACCCTCTTCTTAAGATCCAGCTCTGCAAATGCTCGCGCCCTTGGCACGTTTGGCCGATCTGGCTTCGCCAATTCGTTGGCAAGCACTGGACCGTAAAGTTTGCGGATCGGCATTCGAGATGCACCAACCCTGTGAAATACCATGCCCCGCGCCATGAAAGTTCCGTCAAAGATCTGGCGCCGGTTCCAAGCTGTTGCTTCAACCCCAGGCATTGATCTGGACCATACGGGCGAGCCGTACTCTTCCAGTCCGATCGCCTTATCCGCGGTTACGACTTTGGCGATCAGCGTTGAGCTGACACCCGCCTTCACCGTCTTGGTGACCCGGCTTACCCGAGAATTTGGAACGCCCGTGTAGGAGACGATTCCCTTCACCGATATCCGGCGTTGCTCTTCCGCGTGCTCGTTAAGTCCTCGAGCCACCGCCCGTGACAAAGCAGGACTGTCTAGCTTTGCAAGAAATGTGACGAGGCTGGTCGATCTCTTCAGGCTTCCGGAGAATTTTATTCCCATATTTCAGCCTTTTGAGATGATCCTTCCCAAATAACCCCACTAGAGAGGAAAAACTCGCGAATTACATGCGCTCTCCCTTCCATTC